AGGACGAACTGAACGACCTCAAGAAATGGTTGGAGGGAAGATGACCCTCCTGCTCCACGAACTCCCGCACCATCACCACCTCCGAAACTCCGCACTCCAATCAATCGACGTTCGCATCCGGTGCCGCCACACTAAAGCCACCCGCGACCCGCGAACGTGGAAGATCAAGAACAACAGCTACAACGAACTCAACGATTCCTGGCAGACCAACTTCGATTTCATCGTCAGCGTCGCCAGCGACCAATAAGAAAATGAACCAGCTCGCAAGATTTGGGTTGACCAAGGAGTCGATGCAGCGGATGCTCGGCACCGTCACCGTCACCACCACGGCAAAGAAACGGGAGATTCCTCCCGGTCCAAACCGTAAGTGGTACAGCGTTCCAGACGACATCAAGACCGCGATCCTCAAGGCCCACCCAACCTACACATACAGAGAGTTGGCCAAGAAGTATGGCGTGTCTTTAACCAGCGTATGGAAAATCAAGAACCAAAACCAAAACAACAAGAAGTAGAGGAACTACAACGATGGAAGCAGTTATGTCACGAATTGGCCGCATGCTTGGGCTGCGGCTGCACAACTCAGACCGGCCTGTGCATGCAGTGCCACAAAGCCAACAAACGATACCGAGCAGTCCAAATACCCCTGCGATGAAACTCCGCGAGTCCATAAACCAAGTCACCGAACTCAGAGCCAAAGGCCACACGTACAAGGCCATTGGCCAGCAACTCGGGTTCACCAAGCAGCGAGTCCACCAGATCCTGCGATCTGCCAAGACGCTCAAGGAGAATGAGGCTCTCTGGACCAACGGACTCAGCGCCCGGAACGTGGCAATCCTCTCGAAGCTCCACATCAACTCCCGCGAGGTCGCCATCCACGCGATCAAGACCGGTGACATCAAGCCCTTCAAGTGGGCCAACTATGGTGCTACTTCGTACACCGAACTCTGCGAGTGGCTAGGCATCCAGCCGGTCGCTAGCACCGCCAACCCTCGAAACTCACGCGCCGAGAAGTTCTGCCCGCACTGCAACAAAGCCCTATGAGCCGCCATTCATTCCCACTCGTCGAATCCATCAAGGTGGTCCATCTCTCCGAAGGACGAACCATCCGAGTGTGGCGTGATCGCACCAAAGAGAACCTGAAGACCAACTACGGCGATGGTGATATCCACCTCACCTGCGTGGCCCAAGCTCATGATCACTTCGAGATGATCAAGACTCTGGCCCGCTTGGAGAATGTTCGAGCCGTTGAGTTGGTCGATCAGAAAGGCAACGGAATCAAAGTCCACAAACAACCATGAGCCACTCCTCGACACGCGACCTTGCAAGCGCCCTCAAGATCCTGGCCCAGCAGATCCACAGTGAAGACGGCGCAGCCAACGTCGTCTGCGCTGAAGCCGCCGACCGGATCCTCCTGCTCGTCACCCTCACCAACGAACTGACAGCACACATCCTGGCCAGCCCCATCCACCACCCCAAATGCACAGCCAAGACCAAGGGAAGCTACTGTAATTGCATCCTATCCCGGGTGACACCATCATGAAAACACCACGACACGAGCAGCCATGGTACTCATGCCGGCTCGAAAACAACAAGAAGCCCGAACCACTCACCGAAGAAGAGAAGACCATCATGAGCGGCGTGAACCGCAAACTCATCGAAGACGCCCCACGCCTCATCGCCTACGGAATCAAGCAAGGATGGATCTCCTACCCCAAGAAACCTCGAACCCAACACACATGGATCACCAAGGACAGCCCACCGCTCCAACAGGACGATTCGTCAACATTCACAACGGATCCGTAATCGTCGAAGTCATAGGCCAAGGACAATACCGTATCGGAGAGACCCGCCGCACTGTAACCATCTACAGTCGAGACGGGTCTCTTTTCGTCCGCAATTCCCAAGAGTTCAATCGAGTCTTCAAAGAACTCAAGTAGTCCGAACCCAGCAACGCAACGACATGACAACGCTCCTCGAACGAGCGGCGCTTTGGCTCGCCAAGGTACCGCCAGCCATCTCCGGATCCGGAGGGCACTCTCAAACCTACACCGCCGCCGTGGGCCTAGTCCACGGCTTCGGGCTATCAGACACCGACGCCTTCGCGCTCCTATCGGACTGGAACCGTTCATGCCAACCTCCATGGCAGGACCGCGAACTCCTCCACAAGATCAGGCAGGCCAACGAGAAGTCCCACTCCAAGCCCCGCGGCCACCTCGCCAATTCCTCAGGAGCAGGTCCATCTGAGCCATTGGACCTGACACGGGTCCGCTTCAGCCGGCCAAAGCCCGTTGAGGCTACGCAGAAGGCCGAGGGGTCTACGGAGCCGTCCGCGCCATCAAACCCGCCCGCAGCCCCCATCCCGGCCTCGCACGACGCCTCGGAGTTCAAGCGGTTCCTCACATCCGCCTTCGCGCCCACCGAGGTGGTCTGCATCTGCGAGCAGGTCGAGGATGGTACCCCCATGACCAGCGGATCCTTCCTGCCCGTCGAGGATTGGATCGCCCGCTTTGATGACCCCGAGTCCATCCTCTTCCGACCCGATCGGAATCAGGGCGTCTTCGTCCGCATCAACCCGTTCAAGCCAAACCTCTACAGCGGCTCCGACAACGATGTCATGGCCTACCGCCATGTCCTAGTGGAGTTCGATCAGAAGCCCAAGGCCGAACAGGAACAGCTCCTCCGGTCCTCGGGCCTACCCATCAGCGTCCTCATCGACTCCGGTGGTAAATCCATCCACGCCTGGGTCCGAGTCGATGCCCCCAATCGCAAGGAATGGGACGCCCGCAGGGATCTCATCTACAGCAGCATCCCGGGCATCGATCCCAAGAACAAGAACCCATCGCGCTTCTCCCGGCTCCCGGGCGCATGGCGGGGCGCGGAGAAGCAGAAGCTGTTGGCCAACTCCATCGGCGCTCGCTCGTGGGAGGAATGGCTCACCGATCGCGAGTCCATCGACGACAGCGCCACGATCGTGTCGATCAAAGACCTGATGCACTTTGATTCGGACAACGATCCGGACAACCTCATCGGCAAACGGTGGCTCACCCGCGGCTCCTCCATGATCCTCAGCGGCGGCACCGGCATCGGGAAGTCATCCCTCATGATGCAGATCGTCATCCGGTGGTGCCTCGGCAAAGACTTCTTCGGCATCGCGCCCGTCCGCCCACTGAAGATCGGGGTCATCCAAGCCGAGAACGACAAGGGCGACCTCGCCGAAGCCTTCCAAGGAGTTGGCCGCGGACTGGACATCAGGCCCGACGAGATGCGATCGCTCCAACACCAACTTGAGTTCCGCACCGAGGCCGTCCGCACCGGCGACGCATTCCTGGCTTACGCCCGGCGGTTCATCACCCGCTCCAAGCTCGATGTCATCGTGGCCGACCCCCTCTTCTCCTACTTCGGGGGCGACCTCAGCGATCAGGGCGAGGTCAGCGTATTTTTACGCAACAAGCTCCAGCCCATCCTCCACCAGACCAAGGTCGCTTGGATCTGGATGCACCACATCTCCAAGGCCCAGCGCAAGGACGGCGAGCCCATGACCACCATGGAACTCGCCCACGCCGGCTTCGGATCCAGCGAACTCGCCAACTGGGCGCGGGAAATCGCGGTCCTGGCAGAAGTAGGCCAACATCAACCTAGGCGCTTCCAGTTGGCCTTCTGCAAGCGCGGATCACGGCTCGCAAAACCAATGCTCAGCCTCCAGCACGGGACCGAGCACATCAAATGGGAGGAGTTCAACCCCATGGTCATGACCGGAGCACAGCTCAAGGAGAAGAAACCGTATACCAATAAGCAGAAGAGAAAGGATCGGATATGACATACCGCGATCAGTTCGGGAAGATGCCGCCGCTCAAGCACGATAAGACAATCGCGTCGAGCGAGGTGGTTATCCACATATCGCAGGCGCTGGCTTGTGATATTGAGCGGGCCAACAAGCTGTTCAATGAATTGAGGAAGCGTCGGATCATCGTATTCGACAAGCTCGACCGCACCTGGCACGGCATCGACAACCGCTCCATCCGACACACCGATTCCGACCGGATCCGGGCGCTGGAGATCCGCCTCGAATCCCTCGAAACCAAGCACCGGAAGCTGCTCGCCGCCTACCGCGCCCATATCGAGCTCCCGAACCACTAGGGGGGACGCCTAGGGGGTACCCCATAGGCCTATGCGGCCCCCCTTTTCCGGTAAACCCTCCCCCCTAGGCGGCCCCCACTATCCCCTCTTAATAGGGGAGTGGCTGCTCCCCCTAATATCGCTTGAAAGCGATCGGGGGCAGCCACAGGTCAGAACACTCCCGATTGCGAAATCGCTCAGTCGCTCCTCCGCTCGGGTACCCCCCCTATGGATCATTCAATTCTTGCGTCCGATCGCCACGAACCCGGAATGGTGGTTGTGGTGGAGGAGCAGGGATGCCCCGCTCTGGAGCGGAAAGGGGTCGCCAGTGCGTCGGAGGGTGCGGGAAGGGTGGATAGAGGGGGAGCGGGGTTAGCAGGACTCTGGCGCGGGAGGAGATCGGGCTCGAAAGTCAGCACATGGAAGTCGATCATGTGGCGGAGGTACGCTCCCCATGACCTGAACCCCAGTTCATTGGCCCGCTTCTGGAGAAGCGTGAGCATCCGATAGTCGATCTGGAATGAGGTTGTAGTGAGAGACACATCACTCATTGGCCAACTCCTGTATCAGTACACGGAATGCAAGTTCAGCGGTATGTGGTACTACTCCATTACCCAATAACCTCAACTCATCCGTTCTATTGTCACCGGAGACGCACAGCTCGGCATAGTCCAGCCCACCGGAACTCCCATCAGAGTTTCCACCCAGCGTGGGTTCAGTTTGCCGCATCCCATCGCCTTGGCTTCCGCTTCCGGTAGCATTGACGCCAGCTTCTCCCGATTCCCCGCTCCACCTGCAAGGCCCGTTGGGCCTCCCGTCACTCCAGAGGAAGCTGGTGTCGGCCATGTCTTGATCTGATTGCTCAGACCCACCTGCCTCGACTTGTCGCTCCTCCTGTCGCTCGCATCCGGTGTCGCCCAGCTCTTCACCTGCGCCGTCAGCGGCATCGTCGCTACATCGCCCTTCTCCTGTCGCAGTTTCCATGTCTCCGGGTTCTCGTCCGTTGTCTTTCCAGCTCTCGGTGTCGCCCACAACCCTGGGCGGTTCACCATCTCCACCTGTTGGTTGATGGTCTGCGATTGCAGTACCATCCGACCATCCGGCGTCTTGCGATAGGCTCTCTGTCCCGGCTTCGCTGGCTGTCCATCCTTGGTGTAGAGAGTCTCCACTTTCGCACCAGCTTCGTTGGCCTGTGGTGTTCTCCAATCCACTGACAACCCGGGGCGGTTCCCATCCGTACTGCTTCTCGCCGGGACGGCTTGGCCATGCACTGCTATGCTCAGGTTCGGATCTTTGCGATTGCCCTGCGTTGTTCCTCCCTGCAATGAGTCCGCCGCATTCGGTGTCGGCCATCCCTTGATAACCACCGTCGTCAGACTCTCCTGACTGCCCTTCATGCCTCTGGAACGATCCTGAAAGCCCTGCCGCACCTCCGAAGCCACTGGAGACGGCCAAGATGAACACCCGCTTGCGCTGATGCGGTGCGCCGACTTCAGACGCGCTGAATAGGCCCCACGTCGTTCGATAACCCATTCCTGCCAGGTCTTCGATGACGTCGGACAACCCCAGGCTGATATGTCCTTCGACGTTCTCAAAGAAACAGATCCGGGGTCTGAGAAGTCGAATGCCATCTGCAATCCACGGCCACAGGTGCCGCGGGTCTTGCTTTCCTTTGCGCTGCCCGGCTGCACTGAACGGTTGGCAAGGATATCCACCAGTGAGGATATCCACGCATCCGCGAAACGATTCCCAAGGGAAGGTCTTAAGATTCGGCCAGATAGGTGCCGGGTCCATGAGTCCCGCTTCCATTTTGCTGACCAGATTCGCAATGGCGAAGGCTTCGATCTCACAAAGAGCGACTGTGCACAGATTTGGGATTGCTCGCTGGAGTCCAAGCTCAATGCCGCCGTATCCAGCGCACAGGCCAAGGTGTGTAATTGCTTTGGTAGTATCCATGTGTCCATAGGGTTAAACGCTTTCGGGGGACACGAAGAAGTCAGATTCGTCTCCGTTCATCGTCACGCCGTTGGCCCATGTAAGGCCCCAGCATCCTTTAGTCGATCGGCAAACGATCAACCATTGACCGATTGAATCGCATACCACCCGATACGCCCCGTTCTTCCAGTGCACAACCTTGCCGGCCAGCACCGCCTCTTTGATCTCGTTGAGTTTCATGTCGGGACACACCATACCGCTCCATGCTCAGCCGTCAACAGGAAAAGTGAGGGAGTAGGAAAGAATGTTCTGTACCGCTCCATGCACCGCGGGATACCGCTCCATGCTCGGGGCTCGGGGGTTCCGGATTTCGGGTTTCCGAATTCCGAATTCTGTATGGGGTATGGGCCGGTGCGGGGACTGCACATGAGCGGCGGGGCATGGCCCGGCATAAGGGTCGGACACGGCGTGTCTCACCTGGTCGGACATTGGGTGTCCGATGGGTGGGCGCCAGGTTGAAAGGGTGGGGGTCCGAATCAGGGCAAAGAAAAACCCCGCAGGGCGAACCATACGGGGCGAGTGTGAATGAGTGGCCTACTTGTCAGCCGTTGCCGGCAAGGGCGGAGAGGGCCATGAGGGCGACGAAGAGGGCGGCAAGGAGAAGATACCCAAGGGCGCGAAAGAGGTCGCTCATCGGCTCAGAAGAGTTGAATGACCACCCCGCCTTCGAACTCCACAACCTGCGTGTGATCGCGGAGCCACTCCAGCGCCTCCTCCTCATCCGAGAACTCTTGGCCGTATTCCTTCGCGGCAAGGATGGCGCTGTCATGCTCCGCCCATTCGCAGCAAATGCCCACGGGGTCCAGCTCAAGCTCAACGCCGCAAGAATCCTCGTAGTCTTCGAGGTACTCGAAGAGCGCGAAAAGAGCGGGACGGGAGAACTGGCTTTCACGGCCAGCGGCGCGGAAGGATTCGACGAATTGATAGGATGAGACTGTGGTTTTCATGTTGTTTGAATCGGGCGGTGATCGCCCGCCAGATGCCAAGAGGTTTCCCCCATGACACCGGACGGGGGATCAGTTGGCCCACTCAATCGCACGACCCTGACGGGCTAGGTCGAAGCAATCGAACCGCTTGAACATGTCCGCGAACCGTTCCCACTGCCACTCGGACGGAGGCCGCACAGGCTCAAGCTCTCCAGACTCGGACACCGTGCACAGCACCGGAGTCACACGAATCGATGAGATGAGCACTTGGGATTCGACGTTGAACGCAAAATCCGGACACCAACCACCGAGTGGCCCGCCGAGAGTTCCCATGGTCTGGGTTGTCTCGAATCCAGCACCGATCGAATCGAGGAACTTGAAAGCAGTCTCACGGTCGAAGAGCCCGGACATCTGCACATCCGAGATGCATGCCCAAAAGGCCTCACGCCCGAACCGTTCCTTGAGCTTGCGGCAGATCTGAAAACGGGTTTCACCGCGCACATCGTCCAAGCGATCTAGGATGGCCCGTGGAATAGATCCTTCCTTTGCGAGGTACTGGTACTCAGAGTCGAAAGGTTCCGAGGGTTCGACCGCAAGTCCGGGCCAAGCTTTCAAGACATCCGAAAGGGTTGTCTCACAGGGATGCCACTCGCACAGGTCCGGATGTTCTCCAGAGAAGTTGGCGACGATTGAGAAGCCCAAGCGGTACTTCACAGGGCACCTCCAATGAAGAACTGCGCGAAGCAGTAGCCGAGGAAGCCGAGGACGAGGGCGCAGGCGATGAGAAGGACCAGCGCGGACAGTAGGTTTTTGAGGGAACGCATAGGTTTTTGGAGGAACCGACTATCGGTTCACGGGGGAGAGGATCGCACGGGAGACTGCACTTGTCAACACTGATGCACAAATATTTCAGGATGGTTCACTTTGTGGGGCAAAGTGGGGGGATGGCCAAGAGGAAGGGGAACAAGGAAGCAAGCGCCGTCCAGGTGATCGAAAAGGTGGAGGTCGAGAAGCCAAAGGCGAAGATTGGGAGACCTGAAAAGTCCGTTTCTTCCGAACAGAAAAAAATAGCCCTGCGTGCTGCGTATCTCGGGATGCCTGAGGATCGGGTCGCCGTGCTCTGCGGTTTCTCCTGTGGGAACCCGGCGGGTTGGGGACAATATCTCATTCGGCATCCGGAGTTCAAACGGGAGCTTGAAAGTGCCAGGGTCACTGGAGAAGTGGAGATGCAAAGCCGAGTGTTGGATGCATCAATGGGGTGGCAGGGTGCCGCGTGGTTACTAGAAAGAACCAGAGGCTACGTTGCCCGTGCCCAATTGGAACACACTGGTAAAGGTGGGAAGGAACTCTCAGTATCCGGTGCCCTACTAGGTGCCTTCGGAGGTGGGAAATAACACCACGGGGGGGGGACGACCCCCAAGAGGGGGGTGGGTGTTACCTGTATACCCCCTCCTCCTTCCACACTCAATTTTATGGCAGTCAAGCAAATTAAGCGTAAGAAATCCCCTTCACTCGGAATGGGTTCTCACATCCCTGCGTGGAAGCAGCGCAAGCTCTTGGAGGAGGCGCAGCAGTTGAAGAACTTCCCTAAGATGATGCTTGGCCTACGCGATACCTACCCTTGGCAGGAGGCGGTGCTTGGGGCGTTGAACGAGAAGCACTCAAAGGTGGCGCTCAAAGCCGCGAATGGTTCGGGCAAGACGAGCATGGTCGCCGCGAGTGCCGTGATCTGGCACATGCTCCGCTGGCCGGGGAGTTTGGTCGTCTGTACGGCAGGTGTGTACCGACAGGTGGCCGACGCTCTGTGGCCGCACCTGCGGAAGATGATCAATGGGTTGGGTGGCGAGGAGAACGGCTTCTCGATCAAGGATGGCGAGATCCGCTATGTGTACCCGAAGAAAGTGGATGGGCAGGAGCTGATCAGCCGGTGCATCGGGTTCAGCGCGAGCAACCCGGAGAAGGCTGAGGGCTGGCACGTACAGGGTCCGAGCAATGACCTGATGTACATTGTCGACGAGGCGAAGGCGGTACCGGACGGGATATTCCAGTCGATGGAGCGGTGCCAGCCGACGCGGACGCTCCTCATGAGCAGCCCGGGCGGCTCCTCCGGGTACTTCTACGATGTCTTCCGCCGCAATGACGGCAAGTGGCAGACCTTCACGGTGACCGCTTACGACTGTCCGCATATCCGGAAGGAGTGGATTGATGAGCAGATGGCCCGCTGGGGCGAGGGTCACCCGCTGGTGCGCTCGATGATCTACGCGGAGTTCATGGAGGATGACGGGAGCCTCACCGCGGTCAAAACCGCCGACTGGCAGAAGGTTGTCAGTGGCCCGCCCAAGGAGGAGACCGACGGCCACCGCCTGACCGCGGGCTGCGATTTCAGCGCCGGAGGCGACGAGAGCGTGATGGTGGTGAGGCAGGGGAACACGGTGAAGGCCCTGATCCGATGGCGGGACAAGGACACGATGGCCAGCGTGGGCCGGTTCATCGCGGAGTTCAGGAAGTGGAAGCTGAAGGCTGAGGATATCTACGCGGATGTGGGTGGCATGGGTGTGGTGATGTGCGACGCGCTCCGGGCCGAGGGCTGGGATGTGAGGCGTGTGAACTTCGGGGAGCGGGCGATTCGGGATGATCAGTTCGTGAACCGTGCGGCGGAGATGTGGATTGAGTTCGGTCGGATGGTGGAGGAGGGGAAGGTGAATCTGGGACCGGTAGGGACCGACGAGGTGCTGCTCCAGCAGTTCGTGAGCCGCAAGGTGCGGACCAACGGGAAGGGGAAGCTCACGCTGGAGGGGAAGGATGAACTCCGCGCTCGCGGGGTGAATAGTCCGGATAGGGCGGATGCGATGGTGCTGGCCTTCTGCGGTGGTGGCGGGAAGCGGATGGATGAGTACATGAAGGCGCTGGGCGATGACGGGCGGAGCCTGCTGGAACGGATGGAGGATGAGCTGGGCGCGATTGAGCCTGAGGGGGTTGCGCTTGCTGGTTGCGAGGTGGGGGGATAAGAGGAGGGGAGGACATTTATGATGACCGATAAACAGCGGAGTTCGTTGCAGGGGCAGATTGTCGAGGCTGTGGGCCAGCGTAGCCCGTGGGAGCTGCGGCAGACGAGGTGGTACGAGCTGCGGCACCATGGATTGCGCCGTACGAACAAGCCCTGGCCGAAGGCCGCGGACCTGCACTGGCCGCTGATCGATACGGCGATCGAGAAGCTGAAGCCGCTCTTCCTCCAGCAGGCGCTGGGCATGGATGTGGTGGCCAGCTTTGTGCCGATGCGCCAGCAGTTGAACGCGTACACGAAGGTCGCGGAGGACTGGTTCAATTATAAGATCCGGGAGAAGACCAACTTCACGGATGAGGTCCTGAGCTGGGTGGATTACACGCTGATGAGCGGGCGCGGGGTGATGAAGTGCTTCTGGAATCCTGGGGACAAGCGGGTGGGATTCGAGGCGGTGGACCCGATGTATTTCGTGGTGCCGGCCTATACGGTGGATCTTCAGGATGCGGACTGGGCGGTGCATGTGATGCCGATGAGTGTCCCGGCGTACAAGCGCATGGCTGGCCAGTTCGGGTGGAAGGCGGACTCGAAAACGATCGAGAAGATCCGGGGGAATCCGCAGGAGGATGACAATATCCCTGGGGCGGCGACCGAGGACGATGCGAAGCAGTTGCGCGAGGGTATCACTTACACCAACAACACCGATGGAGTGATTGTCTGGGAGGTGTACCGGAAGCGGGATGACGGGGTGTGGGAGGTGTATCTGTACAGCCCGGCTGCGGTGGATCTGGACCTGCGCGATCCCATGGAGCTGCCCTACGACCATGGCCAACTGCCGTTCGTGGATTTCCCGTACGAGATCAAGGACAAGGGCTGGTTCAGCCCGAGAGGCGTGTGCGAGATCTTGGCTCCGTTCGAGCTGTCCATGACCTCGATGTGGAACCACAAGCACGACGCGATGACGCTGTACAACCGGCCTCTGTTCCGGGCGGAGCGGGAGTTGCCGAACAGCATCAACCTGAGGTTCCAGCCGGGTCAGATCTTGCCCTATGGCGTGGCTCCGGTGCAGATGCCTCAGCCTCCGGTGAGCTTTGATCAGGAGCTGAACCAGACCCGGGCGGTGGCGGAGAACCGGATCGGGAGCCCGGATTACGCGATGGGCAGTGTGATGAGCGGTGGCAGCGACCGGAGAACCGCGACCGAGATCCAGAGCATCAACGCTCAGTCGATGCAGAGCGGTGATCTCCGGGCGCGGCTGTTCCGTATGGCGCTGGGCAAGCTCTATCGTCAGGCGTGGGGGCTCTACATCCAGTACGATGCCAAGAGCTTGCGCTATCGGTTCGCGGAGGACTCGCTGGAGGCGGATCCGGTGGCGCTGCACGATCAGTACGAGCTGGAGCCGAAGGGTGGAATGGACATGGTGAGCCGGCAGATGATGATCCAGCAGGCCATCAATCGGAAGCAGTTGTTCATGAACTCGCCCTGGGTGGATCAGGTGGAGCTGGACAAGAGCATCATGGAATTGGACGACCCGAGCCTCGTGAAGCGGCTGCTCCGGGATCCGGGCCAGAAGGCGGCGGACGAGCTGGAGGACGAGACCAAGACGATCCCGACGCTGCTTGTGGGCATTCCGGTGCCTGCCAAGCCCGGCCAGAACTATGCGGGTCGGATCGGTGTGCTGATGCAGTACCTGAATGGCGCGATGCAGCAGGGCCAGCAGTTGAGCCCGGTGAGCAAGAACGCGTTCATGATGCGGATCGATAGCCTGTTGCAGGGGTATGAACAGGTGGCGACGAACGAGGCGCGGAAGCTGCGGAAGGAGATCCAGAAGTTCTTCGAGAGCACGGGCATGCTAGCCGCTCCAGCGGCGCAAGCCCCCGCTCCGGTTCCCGCTCCGGCTCCTGAACAAGCCCAGATGATGTGATGATCACCGTGACCTGTAAGGATTGCCGATTCTATTGTGTGGACGGGACTTGCCGCAGGTTCCCGCCCGCTGGGAGGCCGAGTTGTTGGCCTACTCTCAATGCCAACGACTGGTGCGGCGAGTTTGAGGCAAAGAAGGTTATGATACCGCTCACCGAGGGAACCGTCGTCCAATGCAACATCGCGCCGGCGACCCCGCGGGAGATCGAGCCGGGAGGGTTACAGGCGCTTGAGGAGGGCGTGGCTCCGAAGGTCCGGTTCCAGCGGAAGAAGCCCGCTGTGTCCGATCTCAAGGAGATTCAGGAAACACCGTTGTTCGGAGGCGAATGATATGGCTGAATACCAAGGCAAGAAGGTAGCGCTCAACAAGCCCTTCTATACTCCGGGAGAGAAGAAGAAGAAGGCGGTGTATGTACGGAACCCGAAGGGCACTGTGATCAAGGTCCGATTCGGCGATCCGAATATGGAGATCAAGAAGGACAACCCTGAGCGGCGGAAGAACTTCCGCGCACGGCATAACTGCGATACGGCCACGGACAAGACCACGCCGCGGCATTGGTCGTGCAAAGCCTGGTGACCCATTTCCAACATGAAGAAGAAATCCAAGTTCAGTAAGCTCGCCACCCAGCTCAAGAAAGAGGGTGCCGATGATCCCAAGGCCCTTGCCGCGTGGATCGGTCGCAAGAAGCTCGGTGCCGCTGAGTTCATGCGCCGTCAGGCCGCGGGTCGGAAGAAGGCCGCCAGCAAGTAATCATGATCTCCATCATCGCACGAGTCCGCGCTGCTTGGACCTTTGGCCGACATCAGTGCTGGGTGAATCCTCTCCCTTGGCGCAAGGAGGATGCCAACGCACTGAGCAACTTCTTCAAGAGCGATAGCGGGAAACGCTTCAAAGACGCTTTGCTGAATACCGTTCTCATGCAGAACGCTTCAGCCATAACTGACCGAAACCATTTGCAATACTCATCGGGCTTTGCAATGGGTCAGGCCAGTCTTGTGAAGGTCATCGAGATGATGGCCGACCAAGAATCAATTACGGGGCAGGAAGATGATCCGGATTCTGCCACGAACACATAGGATCAAAGTTGCGGTTGTTGGTCTGTGCGGACCAGCAAACGAGTAAAAGCACAATATGGCAGATGAAACACTGAGTGCCGATGCGATGCTCGCCTTGGCCAACGACTACGATGCCGGTGTCGATATCGACAGCCAGCCCAAGGAGCAGTCTCCAAGTACCAATGAGACGGCTCCGGTTGAGCAAGATTCCTCCGATGCGGGGAGTGCCGGCAAAGAGGTCGATGGTGGCGAGCAGGAAGTAGGCACCAAAGCGGAGCCCGAGGCTAAAGCGGAGGCGAAGGCTGAGAAAAAGGCGGAGAAGGACAAGAGCAGCAAATTCGCTCAGGAACAGAACCGAAAGGCGAAGACCTGGGAGCAAATCAACGCTGAGAAGGAGGCCATCAAGGCCGAGCGCGAAGCGGTGAGGCGGGAAAGGGAGGAGTGGAGCAAGCAGCGGGAGCAATCCAAGGCTGCTGAGACCAGTTCCTTCCGAGATGAGAAGGGCTACACGGCGGAGGACTACGAGGCTGCGGCCAAGGAGTTCGATGCCGATGGCGATTCTCAGTTGGCCAAGGCAGCGCGAGCCAAGGCTGATGGAGTCCGAAAAGCTGCTACGGAGCGACAGCAGAAGGCGCAGCAGGAGAAGTTCGCGAAGGCATGGTCTGATTCGTATGCACGGTTGTCCGAGAAGGAGACTTGGCTGAAGGATCAGAGCAGCCCCGAGTACAAACGTACTGTCGAACTGCTCCAGAAGGTGCCAATGCTGACATCAATGCCCGATGGACTCGTCCATGCGGTGGAGTTGATGAAGCTCCAGGACACTGCGTCCAAGGCTCAGTCGATCGAGGCCGAGAACAAGGCTCTGAAGGAACAACTCAATAAGCTCCAGCAGAAGACCGCTATTGGTAAAAGCGTACCGGCAGGACAACTCAAGGCTGAGGAGAAAGATTTCTCGAAGCTGTCTCTCAAGGAGCAGAGGGAGGCGCTGTTGAAAGCGTCGAGGGCGTTCGACCGGGACGAAAACTGATAGCACAACCACAACTCAAATATGCCCGTTACTAATTCATCCCAACTCAGTCTCCAGTTCCAGAACTACTTCAGCAAGGAGCTGCTCTCGATCGTCCAGCAGGAGACGATCCTCGATCAGTTCTCGATGAAGGCTCCGATTCCCAAGAACAATGGTAATCAGGCCATCTCGATGTTCCGTTTCGGACCGCCGAGCGTTGGCAATGTTCAGAACCTGACCACCGGTGGCGAAGGCACCGCGATCAGCCCGTCGAACTATCGCCAGCTCCAGCTTTTGCGCTTGAGCAAGAACCTCGCTCAGTACGGTCAGGTGATCGGTTTGACCGACATCCTCCGCGCCACCGACCTGTTCAACTCGCTCCAGCAGGCCACCAAGACCTCCGGTCTGGACATGGCCCTCTGGGTTGACTCGGTGATCCGCAACGTGCTGGTTGGTTCCAACCTCAGCGGTTCCGGTTCTTCGATTGGTAGCGGCCCCGAAAGCGGCACCATCGGCGCTCCTACGTTCGATAACTCGGACGCTTGTAACATTGCTGCCGGTTCCGGTGGTATCTGCGTGTACGGCAACCCCGCCACGCTGACCGCTCAGACCTTCTCTGGTCTGAACACTGATCTGACCGCTGCCAACACCACGATGACCTCTTCGGCGGTCCTCGATTCCATGACCCGCCTGAAGCGCAACCGCGCCCCGATGATCAACGGCGGCTACGTCCTGGCCACCGATCCTCGTGTTGCCCGCGACCTCATGCGCGACAGCGACTGGTTGAACGCGTCGAACTACGGCAACAAGGGCCAGCCGTTCTACAAGGGCGAGGTCGGCTCCATCTACGGTTGCCGCGTGGTCCAGCAGACCAACTCGTTCGTCAGCCAGGGCTCTGGTACTCAGGGCGATCAGTTCGTGTACTCCACGGCTGGCGGCGGAGGTCTCACCACCGGCAAGGACATCATCGCCTCGTTCTTCTTTGGTAACGAGTCGTTTGGTATCCCTGCTCTGACCGGCGATGATCCGTTGTCCCCGAAGATCGTGATCACCGACACCCCCGACAAGTCGGATCCGTTGAACCAGCTCGTCACCGTTGGCGTGAAGCTGTACTTCGCCGCCCTGCGTCTGGCCGCTGGTAACACTAGCGGTGCCGCCCCGGCGAGCCTGAATCCGAGCTGGTACCTCGTGCATCGGACGAAGACCTCGACCACGCTGTAATATGCGACCCAAGACGGCCACCATCATGGTGATCGCCGTCAGCCCGAAGGGGCATCATCGTAATGGTGGTGCCCCTTCTTCTCATTCCGCTTGCGGATGCGAAGAGGCTGACAACAATGCGCCCATGATTTCGATTCCAGTCGAGGCCCTTTCCACCGATATGGAGGATGGCCAGCAAGCCATGCCCGAGGTTGGTGATGAAGTGCTTTTGGACGATGTTCGCGGCGTTCTCAAGAAGCTGGATAACGGCGAAGCCTACGTCGAGATCCGCAGCGTCAACGGCATGCCCGCCGAGTACGAGAAGACCGGCGAGGACGCCATGGAAGCCAGCAAGAAGCCCATGGACGAGAAGGGCATGCGGAAGATGGTCGAGGAGTACGACAGCGAGATGGGTTCCTGATATGCCGATCTACACCTTCGAGAACAATGGTCAGTGCATCGAGCACATCGCTCCGATGGGCACCGACTCTGTTGTCCTTGATGGGAAGCGGTGGAAGCGACAGCCGGTGGCCCGCTTCGGGGTCACCGGTTTTGCTTCTGAGCCGGGACTCAAGGACCAAGTGAAGAAGGGATTCAGCCGTCTCGAAGACCGCCAAGGATCCCGCTTCGAGAGCACTTTCACCAAGAATCAGATTCGCAAGATTTGGGATATATGAGCGACGTAACAAATCAGGCCATCGAGTATTCGATGGGACAGGGCGGTTTCCAGCTCGTGACCGCCACCACGCTGACCACTGGCCCGTTTGTGGCCATCACCACCATCGCCCCGACCACCTTCAGCTCGATCACCGGTGGCAACATCAGCGGATCCTGGTCCACGGCGACCATCCCTGCGGGTATTACTCTACCCGGACCGATCACGAGCTTCCAGATTTCTAGCGGTCAGGTGATTGCCTTCAATGGCGTGATCAACTCGTGACACTCGCTCTCGGCACACGACTGGTATCGAACGGCGGGGGTAGTGTTACCCCTGGCGATCTACCTATCCTGCGCCGGGATCTGCTTCAGGAGGACAACTTCTTTGTCCTTCTGGAGGATGCGAGCAAGATCGTCATCACGTTTGGGACTTTTGACTCTTTAGACTTGGAGAACGGGGATTTCCTACTCCAAGAGGACAGTGGAAAACTCATCATTCAAGCCAACTAACAGTTTATGCCAGATACCAAGATCACAGCACTGACGGCGATCTCGACCGTCGATCCCGCAGTGGATGTTCTGCCCATTGTCGATGTCAGCGACACGACCATGGCTGCATCGGGCACCACGAAGAAGATCACCAGCAACCAGATCCTCGGAGCAGGCGGCACCGCCACCCTCGCCTCCGCCACCATCACCGGCGCGGCTACGGTGGGGACGACGCTGGGAGTGACTAGCTCATTGACGGTTGGAACCGGAGCAAATTCTGCTGTTCAAAAAGGGTCGATTCTCGGTGGTTACACTGTTTTCGAGAACTCGGCTGGAACTGGTAATCCGTCGATTACGTTCAACAACGATATTGATACTGGATTGTTGAATCCAAACGCGAACACCATCGCTTTCGCAATCGGAGGCTCCGAAGCCATGCGCCTCAACAGCACGGGGCTGGGCGTGGGGGCGGGTCCTTCATATCAGCTTCATGTCGCAAAGTCTCAATCTTCGCAGACAACGGTGTTCATCGACAACCAGCAGAACAATGCTGCTGCATCGTCCGCACTTACGCTTAGTGCTTACGGCGGTCAGTGGAACCTATCCGTTCCCCATTCTGCCACATTCGTCAATCCGCTGATCTTCAAGTTTGGTTCGACGGAGATGATGCGGATCGACTCCTCCGGCAACGTGGGCGTGGGGGTTACGCCGAGTGCGTGGATTTCTGCCGTCAAAGGTCTTCAAGTGGGCAGCTACGGTTCTATTGGAGGCTCAAGTTCCAACATTAATTTTTTGGGCAACTTGTATTCTTCCGCAAGCGGAACGGCGTATCTTGGAAACGGTTTCGGAACGAATTTGCAGATGACCAGTGGACAGTTTGTTTTCTATCAAGCCGGTAACAACACATCTGGTGCAAATGCGTTAGCATCGCTTACGCAAGCGATGACGCTCGACGCGAGCGGGAATCTGTTGGTGGGGAAGACGGCTGTTGGACCTACCACGAGGGGATTTGAAGCTGTTGGTGCAACCGGCATAGTCAACTCTACGGTTGCAAACGATACCAATTCGGTTGCCACATTTGCTGCGTATTCCACTCTTGCCGCTGCGTATCGTTTTTATGTCGGTCTTGCAGGTACGGTGTTCGCAACCAACACGACCATCTCGGCTATCTCCGATGCTCGACTGAAGGAGAATGTTCAAGACCTCGACGTTGGTCTGGGTGCGATTCTCGCCCTGAAGCCGCGCAAGTTCGACTGGAAGGAAGGCAAAGGTAAAAACATCAAAGGCGACAGGGGTTTCATTGCTCAAGAGTTTGAGCAGGTGTTCCCGCAGCTTGTGGACGAGTGGAAGGACAATGCTCCAGAAGGCGAAGCTCCTTATAAGTCCGTTCGCCAAGATCTTATCCCTGTGCTGGTGAAAGCCATTCAGGAACTCACCGCCCGTGTTGAAGCACTCGAAGCCTAATCTACCATGACCACCATCAACTGGATCATCGAACGCCTTCTCGTCCGCAAAGTCGAAGGCACTCTCACCGATGTCGTCATCACCGCCGACTGGCGTTGCAACGGCTCGCAGGATCAGTACAGCGGCACCTGCTACGGCAGCGCATCGTTCCAGCCGCCGACCGAGAACTTCACGCCGTATCCTGACCTCACGCAGGATCAGGTTCTCGGCTGGTGCTTCGCCAATGGAGTCGATCAGAAGGCCATCGAAGCGAACGTGACACTCCAGATCGAGAATCAGATCAACCCTCCGATCATCGCTCCGCCGCTGCCGTGGTTGCCGCCTGTGATGATCGTGCCTCCGATGCTGCCGCAGGTTGAGCCGGTTTTGGCGACGCAGGCCGATTCCGAGCCGTCTTCGGCGCAGGAAATCGTTGCGGATCAGCCTGTGTCTGCCGACACTGCGGCCTGATATGATCAAGATCGAACTCACTCAGGAGCAGGCCAATAGCTTGCTCCAGCTCATCGACATCGCCATCAAAGCCGGTGGCTACCAGAACGCCAAGGTCGGCGTTCCTCTGGCCGACATCATCCTCACCGCTGCCCAAGCCAAGCCCGAATGAAAAACTGGAAGACAACCGCCGGCGGCGTGGCCGTGCTGCTCGCCGCTCTCTCCATAGCCATCAAACAGGCCATCGCCGGTGACATGGGAGGTGCCATCGCCGCCGCTGTCGGTGGTGCCGGCGCCATGTTCACCGCGCTCAAGGCCCAGGACGCCCAGCCCGAGGACAAGGCCAAATGAAGGACCAGCTACGCGATCTCGGTATCAACATCGGGCTCATCGTAGCTGGTTTCGCAGGGAGCCTCATGACCGTCAAAAAAGACGGACATAAGGACTGGTTCACCACAGTCACCTCCCTCATGGCCGGTACTCTGTCGGCCAATTATCTCACTCCGGTAGTCATAGACCTCCTATCCATCGGAAACTCCAACACCCAGTACGCCGCGGCATTCGTCCTCGGATTCCTTGGCCTGCACGGTGTCGAGTACGTCATCAATAGACTCTGGCCCAAGGGATGAACCCACTGACTATCGTCAATGCCATCGCCAGCGGAATCCTCACCGCTGGCGTTTCTGCTTTCATGATCATGCTCTACCGCTCCGATGGAGTGGTCAGACGCTGGCCAATGACAGGAAGCCTACTGCTCCGAGTCTCACTCTCATTCACAGCCTCCGGAGCACTCTTCAACTGCCTCACCTTGTCCACTCCCCCAATCAGCGAGATCATCCTCAACTGCGGACTCGCCGGTGTCTTCGCTTGGGCCACCATCTTCCACGCCAAACTCCTCAAACATGGATCCAATCCTCAGCATCGCCCAGGGCGTGATGAACGCGACCCTGAACAAGATCGTTGATCAGAAAGACCAAACCCTTGAAGACGGACAGAAGGACAATCGCTTGCGCGACGATCTCCTTGCTCGCGCTGATGCCGCTGGGTTGCGCCCCGACAAGAGTGGTGATGGTCCCGCCAGGACAACCCGTCAGACTGGCTGAATCAGTCAAGGCTCGGGTCTGGGCTAAAGATGCCAGCGGGAACACCGTGAAAAGCCGAAACCGCGTGACAATCCACGAGGGTTGGTACGCACTACCTCCAAGAGAATAGTATGGGAACCCCACTCACAGGCAGTACCGTCGCCAGCACTTACACTGGCCTGCTGAAGACATCCGATAACGCCACGCTCACTGCCAGTCTGAAGGCTCTCAGCGACGGCTCTGGAAACGATTCCGCGCTCCAAGTCTCCACGGTTGCGTCCAACATCAACGGCGATTTCAGCGTCGCCACGAGCAAGTTCACCGTCGCTTCGGCCAGTGGCAACACGGCTGTGGCCGGTACCCTCGCCGTCACCGGTGCCACCTCCCTCAGCTCGCTTATTACCAGCGGTAATGCCACGATCGGTGGAACGCTCGGGATCACCGGTGGCCTCACGATCCCCGGCACCCTGTCCGTCACCGGCGCTTCCACGCTCACCGGAGCAGTCGGAATGGGCAGCACACTCAATGTCACCGGAGCCTCTACGTTGGCCAGCCTTGGTGTCACCGGCGCTGCTACGGTCGGAACCACGCTCGGCGTTACCGGACTCTCTACGCTCGCCAGCCTCGCGGTCACCGGAGCTTCAACGCTCAATAGCCTTGCGGTTACCAATGCGGCTACTCTTGGAAGCCTTGCAGTCACTGCTGGAGCTACTGTTGGAACCAGTCTCGCGGTCACCGGTGATCTCACTGCCAACGGAAATACCACGCTCGGAAATCAAAACACCGACACGCTGGCGCTGAACTCAGATAACATCACGGTTCCAAATCTGTCGCCTGTTACGGTCGATCTGTCAGCAGACAAGGTTCTGATCACTGATGCCAGCGATTCCAGCAAGGTGAAGCTGGCGGCGGCGAGCGCGTTCGGTATCAGCGCCGCAAACGCTCCTCAGATCAAGCAGACGATCTTCCGAAGCACTGCTGAGTACCCGACCACAACTGCTTCTCCTGGTGTCGAAATCACCGATCTCACCACTTCGATCACTCCGAGGTCGTCAGGATCTTTGGTGTTGGTTACAGTGACCGTCAACTACTCCAAGAAAACCGCTGGAAACTGGTCCTATTACGCGGTGTTCAAGCTGACCAGAACCATCGGTGGAACGGTCACAGAGCTTGGAAACAGTACTACCGGAGCGACCCTATCTGGCATTGCTCCGATCGTTTACTATCCTGATTCAGACACAAATTTCCTGAACTGCGTCACGTTCCAGTTCTTGGACAGCCCCAGCACAGCTTCGGCTGCTACTTACAAGGTCCATGTGTTCTCGCCAGGATTGACCGACACGTTGATCCTGAACACCTGCCCGTCTGCTAGTGCTGGTAATTTGACCACGCCTTCCATCGCTCGTGTCAGCTCCGCCATGACGCTCCAAGAGTTCTTCGCATGAAACCCTCCGAAGTAGCCCAAGCGGCCTGCGACAAGCTCTCGTTCACGGACTCGGCCACGCTCGCGTTGGCCAAGAAGTTCTGCATCCGTCGCTACTCGATGATCTGGGACTCGTGCCT